TTAGGTATCCGCGAATATCAAAGAATCGCGTTCCATACAACGCGGCCAAGTCAGCATTAAGTTCTGTGATAAGAGTCCACCCCTCGCCTCCTGTGCGCTCATAACCACCATAATTACCATTGATTACGCCCATGACAATGTACCGCTGATGACCAAGCGCGGCAATCATTGATGCAATGTCTGCTTTTACAGTGGTCGGGAAATTGTAGTTATTCCGGCCTGCCCAGATAACCACGTTATAATCACGGCTGGCAGTGTCGGATAAAAATCGGGTCTTGATTTGCGTCGATGTTTCGCCACCCACGCCGCCGTTGAAAGTCGTATAATTTGTTGCTGTTTGAAATGCAGTCGGCCAAGGAGTACCGCCTGCCCCCGCCGTCAACGAATCACCCCACGCCGCGAAATTTAATGAATTAGTAATGTCCGTTGAAAGCCCACCTGTGTTTGTTTTCAACGCCTCCGCAGCCTGCGCCCGTGCAGTCTCGGCGGCGAGGCCGCTATCCAAATTGCTAATCGCGCCCGACTTTTCCCAAAGCGAAGTAGCGGAGTTCCACCGCAGCGTGTCGCCATTCGCTGGCGACTGCGCCGAGACGTTGTGCAGCTCGTCCATTTCAAACCCGTTTTGCACGGCAACCTCGATGGAGCCGATCGTCGGGTGGGCGCGGGTAACAACGCCGATATAAACAAGGTGATTCGGGGCGTATTGCTTCGTGGTCGTGTAGGTGCCAGCGACGGACGGCGACAGGTAAAGCTGTTGGCCCTCGGTCAGCGCCGAGGTGTCGAGGCTGCCCGTTACGCCGCGCACGACAACCAGGCCCGAGCCGTTATTTGCGATGCTCGTTTTCACCAAGCCAATCGTCTGCGCCGAGGTAGTGTCGGAGGTGGCGATGGCCTTTGCTATAGTCGGCAAATTCCCCGTTGCGCCGTTGATGTAAACGACCGTGCCAGCTACCATTGTTCCGCCCGATTGATTACGCACGGAGACGACTAACGAGCGCGATGTGGATCCGCCAGCGGCCAACTCCTGCTGCACGAATGCGGTCGTGGCGAGCTGCGTGGTGCTCGTGGTCGTTGCGGCAGTTGGTGCCGTTGGCGATCCAGTTAATGCCGGCGATGCGAGCGGAGCCTTGATGGCGAGTGCGTCAGCGACTGCGCTCTGAATGGGTAGCGAGGCGAGCGTGGCCTTTGTGCCGTCGGACAGCTCGATATTGAGCGCAGACGATGGGGCCGCATTGGTTGTGAGATCGTTGATTTCCATGTTTAAACGTGGCGAATTGAGCCGTTTGGAGTGGTGCGCCTTACGCCGTTAACCGTGCGATAATTGGCGCGGGAAACGGGGTTCTTTTTTGTGAACACGGCCGACTTTACTAGGTGCTTGAACACGGCCGACTTTACTAGGTGCTTGAACGCGGCGAGCATGGGTCAGGCGATGCCGTATTCGCTGGCGAGTTTACCCTGCCGAACGATGCGGATTTCTCCGCTGGGCAGCGTCATGCGCAGTTGCCAAAAATAGGACGATAGTGGGGTGAGCAGCGAAGCCTTCGCGGCGGTCGCGTCGATTTGAATGGTCCCGAGCGTGGCGTTGGTGATGACGATTTCCCCGCCGGCAGTGGAGAGCGTGAACAGCGCGGCGGAATCGGCGTCGGACTCAAGTGCTTTGACGATAAAAACGAAGGACGCGCCGGTGAGGTCAACGGCCTGCGCTGCTTGGTCGGGGATGACGATTGCGACCGGCCAACTGGGCGCGGTGCCGACTGGCAAGCAAAGGTTAAGGTCTGGCGCGCAGCTCATGCCGTGAGCTTTTTGAGCGTATCCAGTTTGTCAATACTCTTGCGCGTGGATTTACGCCGAGCGCCGGCTCGCCTACGCGCAGGCGCTGGCGCGTTAGACGAGCGTGTAAAAGGTGGACGTGGCGGTGAGCCCAGCGTTCGTAAAACTCATTGTGTACTCATTGCCAAGTTCATCGAAGGCCTCCGTGCGGCTATACCAAGTGAGAGTATACCCAAACAGGCTAAAAGTCCCGCTCGATGATTGGAGCGCGGCATCGGAGGTAATGAAGAGGGTTAAGTAATACTGGTAGTCAGTATATTGCGCGGTGAAAATAAAATAGTAGTAAAGCCTCCACTCAGAGGATACGTATGCTACAGAAAACTGTGTATTGCCCAAGATGTTGGGGAACAAGGGATTGGTAAATGCGACCCTGTCAGCCGGCTCAACTCCAAAAGGGTGCGCCTCTGCGTCACCGCTAAAAGCGATATCTATTGGATAAGGACCACCGGTCGGGTTAAAAACTGAAGACCCCGTTGGAGTAAAAACGACTTCTTCAATCAGCCACCACAGCCGACACGCCTCGGCCAATCCTTCGTCGCCGTCGGTTTCGGTTAGCGTCACATAGCCATAGTATGATGGTAACTCTGTGGCCTCATCCCGATTGAACGGAAACGGGCACCGCTTGTCGGGGCCTCTGTATTTGAATGTCGGTGACGTGCTCACGGCTTAGTCTGGATTATCGGTTAGAAAGTTTCGCGTAGTAACGACGCCGCCATCGTAAACAGACCACGACTCGGGGCCGTAGCCGGACGGCAAGCCGCCAGCCGATCCAATTGGGGTTGCCGTCCAATCAGTTCCATCGTGATAAAGGACATCGCCTGCGGTTCCTGCTGGAAGGCTTGCCCCGCTACCTCCGCCTACGCCACCTTTGGCCGACAAGTCAAATCCGGCATCACTCTCGTTTACCTTCACGCTGCCATCGTTGCTCGTAAATTTAACGGCCTTTTCGATTTGCTCTGCCGCCTCGTTAAAGGTATCGGCAAAATCACTGAAAGCCGCAGGAATAGTCTTAATGCGTTTAATTTTCATGCGCCCTTAAAGTAAATGCGTGACCGTGAGTAAATTGACCCCATCCATAAGTCAGTCTTAGATGGCTCAAGCAGATAGGTGAAATCATCGGCGGCATCCGGCCCGGCAACTGGAGTCGATGTAATCGCCCCTGTTGTTCCATTTACTGAAATGGTGTTATTGGGATTAATCACGGGTATCTTGCTGGCATTTATGTAGGTAAGACCAGCCCCAACCAGAAAGTATTCTGTCAGTATCAACGATGGCACGGATCTGAAAAACTGCTGGGTTGCTTGCCCTGTTGCCGTAACTTGAATGTAGGGCATAGTCGAAGTTACGGAGCCACCAGTCACAATCATGTTGGCAGGAATGTTGGCCCACCTGCGCGTAAAAGAAACCAGCCCCGACTCGGCGGGCTGCGGCTCGGTGTCGCCGATGCAGTAGGCGCTGCCAATCGTCACCGGCGATCCGGATAAATTGGCATCAGTAGCGCCGACGAAAGCCGTGCCCAGCGTCGGCGGGGCGTAGCGGTCGGAGAGCTGCAAAAGCGGCTGATGGACGATCTTCGTCGTCGTGTCGCCCTGGTTCGCAAACGGATAAGTAATCCGCGCCGGACTAGCGAAAACGGGCGAGGTCGTAACGTGTGATTCGTATGTTGGCATGGTGTTATTTTCCGCGCGGGGTGAGCAGCTTTACGATTTCCTCAAGGTATTTTTCCGGCTCTCTGCCGAAGTTCTTTTCAAGGTCTTTGTTTTCAGCCTTGGTCTTGTCGGTGCGTGCGGCGTCTTCCTCGCTGATTACGACCCCGTTGCGGGTGAGCTTTCCCTGCTCGTTTCGCGTGCGACCGCCCGTGGCGAGCGTGTCAGACGTTGTGCCTCCGTTGCCGGTATCTCCCGACTTCTTCCCCTTCATGTCGTCAATCACGGCATTGTATTTCGCACGCGCTTTTTCGAGTGCTAGTAAATTTTCAGCCGATGCGTCAGCCTGTGCTTTTGCATAAGCCTCTTGCCCCTCCTTCTTGGCCTGCGAAAGCCTCTGTTCATCGCTAGCGGCTTTCCAAATCGCCTCGTATCGCATCTCCTCAATTTGGGCCATTTTTGCGGCATCGCTTTCGCGTTGCTTCTGCGCGGCGGACTCGGCTTTAGCCTTGGCGTCCGCGTTCTTTTGGTCGCGTGCTGCTTGGTCGCCATCGCGCTTCTCTTGGTGTTTAGCCTCAAGCGCTTTTAACTTTGCGCGGTTCTGCTCGATCTCGATTCCGATCTTCAGTTGCTCCGCTTCGCGCACGGTCAAATCACGGATCTGATTTGTCGCATCCATCTTTTTACCAAGGGCGATTTGATTTTCGTGGAGGATTGCAGTTTCATCGCGCCCCACGTTCGCGGTCGCATCTTGCGCTTCCTGCATCTTTTTAAGCAGTGAGGGGATTTCTTCAGCCGCTTTGGCGTGGGCCACTTTGGCCTTGGCCAGTGACGCCTCTTGGCGCTCAGCCATCTTCTCGGAAGATTCCGCCACAGCGTCGTATTCCTTGTCCAGCGGATCGCGGAAGCTGTCGCCAATGCTGCGACCCCATCCAGCTAGAGTGCCCAGCACGGAAGCGCCCGCGCCCTTGATTGCATCGCCAACTTTTGAAAATTCCTCGCCCCACTTCGCCGCTGATTTCTGCGCATCGGTGGCGTTATCGCCTAGCTCCTTGGCATAGCTCGCAAAGCTCTTCATCTGCCCGAGCAATGCGCCAACGCCGGCGCCAACAGCGCCACCGCGCAGGATGTTCATTCCCTTGGCCAACTGCTCATTTGAGCGCGCCAGTGATGCGGTCAAATCCTCTGGGCCTTTGGCTTTTCCCAGATTTCCAATGGATTTGTTGAGCTGGTCAACGTAGCGCACCGAACGGATCATGCCGCCCTCAAGCTCAGCGGTGTCCGCCCCAAAAGTTGTCGTGATTTTATCGGCCATTTTCTTGGAATGCTTTATCTGCTCGGCGCATCGCGTTGAGCTTTCCGAGATAGCGTCGGTTCACCATGTCGGTGAGTTGATCGTTGCGGTATTTTGGATCTTCAATCGCCCGCGCGCGGTGAATCCACTGCCAGAATTGAGCCAGCGGCATGTCGCGCAGCTCTTCAAATTTCATCGAGGGGAATGCCTCCATCACTTCAGACGCTAGGCGGACCTCTAAACTGATGCGCGGGTGATGCACGGGGTTCGGAGCTTCCGGCTCCTCCGTGTTGAATCGCCCTGGCATGTCTAAAAATCCGTAGTCGATATGGGATGACACCAAGTAGCGAACCTTGTCTTCATCGTAGCCAGCACGGCGCAGGACGCCAACCGCGCGCCAACGCCGAAGGAATCGCGCCAGCTTGGATGTTTCCTTTAGATCGAGCCAATCGGCCCGCAGAATCCAAAGGGCGCGCAAGCAGTCTTCCACCTTCAGCTCGCCACCGCGCACTAGGCTATTGCCGGTCAGGTCGAGAATGGTCCATGTCCGCAGCGTGAGCGCGCGAACCCGCACGCCGAGAAGTTCCTCGGTGCGCGGGAATAGCGAGCCAACGCGGGCCTCTTTGAGCTTTTCCGCCGCTCGGTCGAAGTCCTCGCGCCAGCCCTCCACTTGCGTGAAGGAGCGTGGAATCATTAGGCCGTGACGTTCGTCCAGCGAAGGCTGAGCGAGTAGGTTGCAGCGCCGGTGGAGCTAAGGCTTTTGCCGCATTGGAGTATCACGTAGTCGTTGCCCTTGTAGGGAACGACCGCGAACTGAGCGGGCTGGGCCTCGGCAGCGTTTTCGGCTTCAATGGTCATCGTTGCATCACGCGGGCCGGAGACCTTGCGCATGCCGCGATAGGAGCCATCAGAATTTTGAAAATCAGGGCCGACGGCGGAAGCGCCAGGGTCGGAAAAATCGGTGACGATGTAAACAATCGTCGCAATGGTGACATCAGTGGTAACGAGGGAAGTGAGAGGATCGTAGCCCATATAAGTAGTTGATTAGTGGATACAGTTAGGAGAAAAAAAGGAGGTGGATTAGGTGGGCCAAGCGTCGGCCTTGATCTGCGTCTGGATGGAGTAGCTCAGCTCGGTAACGTCGAAGGCTTCATCCTCGATGCGCTGCTGCTCGGCGGCTTGGCTGAGGACGTTCACGCCGTGGTAGTCGAGTTCGAGTGCCGTGCGGCCCGCGATAGTGCCAGCGAGTGAACCGCGAAGCATTAGCGCTTTGACCTGCGCCACGCGGTAATCATGGGAGGATGCGAAGCCGGCGACCGGTGACGCCTCGGCAAGCGAACGTTCGGTGGCGATCAGGAAGTTGATTTCGCCGTTGAACCAGTCGTTCTCCTTTTGGCCCGTGTTTGTCGTAGTGGACGTTGCACAATGTCCCTCGCCAGATCCGTGCGTGTAGGCGATGAGAACGTGCTTGTCAGCGATGTCGCCCGTGTAGCGCGACCCGTAAGCGGTCACACCATTGGCCGTCAGGTACGCTTGGAAACCGGCCTCGATATTGGCCTGCATGTCCATGAGGTGCTCTAAGCTAGGGGCGGGCATCAGGTGCGGCGTTTGGAGAGGGTGAGCTGGTAGCAATCGCGGGCCATGTCGGTGCGAACGTCAGTGATTCGGTAGGTTCCGGTAGTGGTGCGCAGGCCGTTGTCGTCGGTCTCGTAAATCGTGATTCCGTCTGCGGCATTAGGCTCGGGGCGGGCTGAGCCGGTCGGGAGAACCATCATCAGTTCAAGGTCGGCGGTTTGCTCGGTGTAACCCGAAAGCCCCATCTTGCGTTGAAACGATGGCTCAGAAATGCGGCCGACATATTCAACGCCGCGAAACAGGTACAGCGTCGGCTTGCGGTGAATCGTAGAAACAAAAACCCCGCGACGGATTCGACCGTCGATTGGCGGAATCGTCGCGGGGTCGTAGGCCATTTTGCTTAGCCCTTCAGGATGGCGACATGAGCAGGCTTCCAAACCTTCGCTTGATAGAAGGTAGTGATGTCGAGCGAGTTCATGCCGTAGCCCTTGTAAAGCGCGATGCTGTAAACCAGACCGGAAACGGGATCGGTAACGAGCATGCGGTCATCGGCCGAGTCGCCGCCGAGAGGCATCGCTGGAGGACGGACAACCAGCTCGATGGCGTTGCGCTGGAAGCCGATGTTGGCGGTGTATGCGGCAGTGACAGTGATGGCGCGGGTGGCGGCACCCTGGGCAACGCGCAGGCCGGGTGCGGCAAGCGTGATGGTGTCACCGGATGCGGGATTGGCACCAGCGAAAGAAACAGCCGAAACCACGTATTGATTATTGGTGTCGTTGGCGAAGGTGATAACATCGCCAGCGGCAACCACGCCAGTTCCGGCGGTAGCGAGCGGGATAACAGTCTGGCCAACGGTGAAGGCAGCAGCGGTGGAAGTGGCGGAAGCCATCGAGCCAGCGGTGGAAACACTCACGCCGGCCGACTCGCGGATCGGGAAGCCGTGAAGGTCGAGCAGGGTGCCACGGCGAAGGGTTTCGCTGGAAGCCGACTCGCTGACGTTGGTGAGCTGGGTCAGGGTGCGGAGAGCGGCACCAGCGGCGGTGTCGATAACGCAACGGTAGTCCATGGCTCCAGCGCCGTTATCCTTTAGTATTTTGCCGAGTTGGGCAGTGGCTCCAAGGTTACTGGCAAAGGGAGTGGTGCCAGAGGTGCCAGTGGCGCGGGAGGCACCGAGGCGGGCGACGGAGCCGATATGAATCTCGATGGCATTACCGATAGAGCGGAATGCCTGCGAGAACATGTCGTCGATAGTCTGCTGGTAAGATCCTACGTTTTCCAGCTTGCGGACATCCTCGCCACGGAGCGGGATACGGACGTTGGCGACTTGGCCGATGGTCATGGTGGCATTGCCCACGGTCTGGTCGTCAGCGGCAGGAATGGTCATCGCCGGAGCATAGCTGTTATTCAGCGTAGGCGAAGCGGTGGTCAGTGAGTTGATCGTGCCGTTGATGCTTACACCGTCGGAATCCGAGTTGATGAGGACGGATGGGATGAAGCCGATGAGTTCACGGGAAACGGTATCGCGGGCGCGGAAAATGTTTTCCGCAAAGGAAGTAAGGGTGAGTGCGTTAGGCATGGTGTTTTAAACGTATTGAGATTTTTGATACAGTAATGAGAAAAAAATGGACTATTCGGTCAGCTTGCCGCCAGCTGCAAAATGTTCGCCCTGTGCCTTGGGATCAAGGGCGGCAAACTGGGAGCGAGAAAGAGTGGGGGCTTGCTTGGCCTCGGCTACCGGCTTGCCGACATTAACAGGACGGGTGCCAAAGCTGCGGGTGCGCTTGGAGAGTTCGGCAATCTGACCCTCTTGGTCAGCGATCTTCTTGCCCATTTCCTCAACCTTGGCGGCTTCGGGACTGAGTTCAGCGACCTTGGCTTTTAAGATTTCCACCTCGGCTTTAAGCGCGACATTTTCAGCGATTAGCGCGGCTTGATCGGCTTCGTCGAACTCGGTTTGCACCTTATCGACGATCTGTTCGTCAGTGGTGCCTTCGGGTGCCTCGGCGGCATAGGCAACGGCTTTGATTAACGCCTCGGGGCGGTCTTTGAATGCGGAGTATAGAGCTTTGCTCATGGAGAGGGTGCGATTGATGTTTGCTGCGGGTGGAGTTGAAAGTGATTGCTCCACTGCAACTGGCAGCGGTGCCTCTGGAATGATTTCTTGTATTGCTTTTTTCGATACGTCAACCGGATTATCTTGACTGAATAGTGCCTTGTTGGCGGCGGGGCTGGAAACGAAGTCGGCGGAATCAATGGAGATGGGTCGAATGTAAGCCGAGCCGCCGTCCGATGCGTCCTCAAGGTTTTGGTAAATCACGACCGAGACGCCGAATGATTCCGGCGCAGTGGTGGCCAGCTCGAAAAGCGTGTCGAAGGCTTGGCGGTTGTGGGTCTTGAACGCATCGAGCGCCTTGAACTGCGAAGCGCGCAGCACGCCTTTTTCGTTGTCGATGTAGATGCCTGAAAACACTCCTACAACTTCCGTGGGCGCTGGGTTGTAGGAGTGGTTTAAATACGCCTTGATGCTCTTACCTTGCGCAAGTTTGAACAGTCCTTGCAACGTGGCTAGGTCAACGCGGCAACTGTGCCCAGCCGCCTCACCGATGGACATGAGCGCTACGTTGCGCAGAATGCCCGCCTCTTGGTCGACATTAGTCAATTCAAGGGGGGCGTCGTTGTAGTATCGTACTGGACTGCTCATTTTTTTTATTTCGTGCCGTAGTATACCCGCTACGGCACGGGGTTTTATTCACTCAACTAAGAGGTCGTACTCTTGCTCGTACAAGTCGGCGTACGCTTGAAGTTGCGCCCCTAGGGCCTCCCCCGTGGCTTGCGTGGTGATAAGCTGCGGGAAAGTTAAGGCGTTGAAAACCACCTCAATCTCATAGTACGGGGCCAAATCCGTTTTGATTTGAACCTCGGCGCTCATTAGACAGTGCGGCTAAGTATTACTTTTACCTGTCCGGCTGCGACGGCGGTTGTGTCGTTGTCTGCGACCGCCCCAGTGATTGCTAAGCCGAGGCCGAGCGGGAAGCGAAGGCCGTTAAAGCCCGGCGAGATTTGCGGCGCAACGCCGGGGACGCCAGCCACTGCGGCGGGAACAGGGATAATCATCGCGGGGACATCGGTGCCGACTGTGGGAGCGGTGGCCTTGTTGTAGAGCTTCACGAATGCAGCAGTTGCGCCGATGTTGGTCGCATAGAGAGCTTGAAGGCCCGAGGTTCCGGTCAGCACTAATTGCCCGTTCGTGGTTGCCGCACTGTTGATGATAAGCGGCGTGGCGGGAGCGGCGGGGGTACCAGCGTTTGTAACCGCTGAAACCGTTGCAACCGTTGAAACCGTTGAAACGGTACTTAGCGTGCCACCGTCCACGGTGGTACGCTGACCGTTGCCCGATCCAGTCTGTGACACGCCAGCAATGATCACCTTGTTGATGCCGGTCTCCTCCATGGAGAACTTACCGATGGTCAAGCGGGTCGTGGTGGCCGGAGCCGTCACGCCGTTGAAGGCCTGGATGAACAGGTACAGGGGGGTGGCCGAATCAACAAGTCCTTCAAGCCGTGAGCCACGGGGCCCGAACTGGATCGAGGTGGAAGTGGCAGGGGATGCGTCAGAGAAAAACTCAGATGTGGTGTCACCCGAAAACTGAATCATTTGGCCTGGGATGGCGTCAGTGATGGTGGTAACACCGGAAGCACTGGAGGCCCAACCCTTGCGCTGGGAATCGAACCACGTCAACGTGGCGGTGGTGCCGTTCTTTACAGCCGATATACAGTTCCAACCGAACACCGTGATAGTGCCAGAAGCGTTGGCCGTCCAAGCCTTGGCACTCATGCTCAGGGTCAAGGTTCCACTGGTAGCCCCTGCGTTCAAACAAGTGAAGCTGGTGGTGCTGGTCGCGGACTGGGTGAGTAGAGAAACCGCACCATCGACAATAGCGAGCGTGTCGGACGAAGCACTAACCGTTGCCGCTTCGGCAATGGAGAAGATCGGGTTGCCGCCAAGGAAGGTGACGTTCGCTGTGGTAGTCGAGCGTGTCCACGTGCAGGCGAACGTGGGTGAGAAAGTGATAACATCACCGGACACCGCTGTGATCGCGTAGCGGCCAGGGATTATCGTAGCCGCCCCGACACCGCCACCGAGATAGCAGCTTTGGCCGATGTTTTCCGAGGTAAAACCATGGTTGGAGGGTAGAGCTACGGAGATCAAGAGACCCGTAGCGTCGGTGGTGAAGGCAGCGTTTTCTCCGATCAGGTCCGCGAGGTACACCGCAAAGTGCTGATTCGCGATTTTCTGACTAAGAATCACCTTGGCGCGTGCAATATGACCGCCCTTGATCGACCCAGATGATCGCATTAAAAACTCAGAATTTGCCGTGGTGCCAGTATCAACCAACAGATTGCCGTATGCTTGGCCGACGGTCATTCCTGAGCCGGTTGCGCCAATCTGTACAGCCTCATCAGCTATGAGCCCCTCCCCTGTCTTGGTAAAAGAGCAGTCAATAATGTATGCGTTTTCGGTTCCGTTTGCGGTCGGCGTCTGCAGGTATTCAGCGATGGATACTTTTGCATCGCCGGTGTTACAAGTGAGCAATACTTCACATGCATCGTCTCGCGTGATAAAGTTATAGCTTCCGCTCTCGCTAGCGGAAACAAGCGGGCTGGGAAGTCCGCCGTTTACGCTCCTAATGAAAAGCGTTCCCCCGTTGATTCCCGACACGGTTGCGGTGTAGGTAGTAATCGGGTGAGTGGCGAAATTAACGGGAATGCTGTTTGTGATCGTTGGCATTGTAGTAGGTATTTAGGTGTATTTGTTAAATGGATATTGCAAGCCTGCGTTGTATCTTTGGTTGCGATACGTTAAGCGCCAACATTGGAAGCGGGCGCAGTTCCACCTGAGCGGATGACATTCGCCTGCGCGTTTACGCCCGCCGCATCGGCATTCGCCAAGGCGTTTAGCGCCTCGCTCGCGGCGGTGCTGTTCGGCATGAATGCGAGAATCTCAGCTTGCGTCACAACCTGCGCCTCGATTTGCGCTTTCGTCGGCGCGCCAAAGGCCGCGTAGGCTTTTACCATTTTAGCCTGGCGCTGGGCCGAGCGCGTAACCTGCGATTGCACCTGATCGGCAAAGGTGCCGTTCTCGGCGCAAACTTGATCAATGGACTTCGACCCGTTCGCCAGCGAGGTAGCCTGCGCGAGAACGTGCTTCGTCTCGTCAATCTCGCGCACGACAGGCCAGCCGTAGGTGATGTCAGCCGTGCCGTCGCCGGCGTCTTGAATCTCGCCCGAATCAACGGCGATGCCCGTTTGCCGCTCAATCACGCGGTCGCAAAACGCCTCGCGCTCTTTGCGAATGTCCTTGAGAACGTCGGTCAACCGGATGCGGTCGGCGCGCGCGCTTGAGTAGTTGCTGTTTCGATACCCGATTAAAACCTCCTCTGGAAATAGGCCGATGGGTGCGCAAATTTGATCGAGCAACATGAGCGCGAACTGGGAAAAGTCCTGCGCGTTCAGGTTCGGCTCGATCAGCTTCACGTCCTCGCCCACCTCACCATACATAATCGTACCGTTCTTGATGTCCTCATAGGAGGAGCGGGCGACGGACTGCGCGAGTAGCGACGTGGAATTGCTTTCAACGGCAGACGAAAGCGCCGACGCCTCGGCAAACAAAGCGGGGTCGAAGTTCTTCGTGAAGAACATGGACATAGCGCTTTGATTCTTAACGGTCGTGACCTTGGCCTTGATGATGTCATCAAGGTTTTGAATCTGCGCGATTACGGACGAAAGCGGCGGGGAGAATCGGCTTTCCTCGATGCGCGATGGGGTTCCGAGATGCGAGACGAACTCGGCGGGAACAAGCTGCGCGCCGTCCTTTTCTTCAAAGGAAACCGCGCTTGACTGGCCCTGCTTAGGCTTAGGACGCACGCCGAAACGGTAGAACGTAGGCGCGCCTGTTTCGTCGTAGGTGATGCCGTCGATCTCACCATCGTCCGGCTTGGCCGGTGAGCCGCAAAGCTCTGATGGGATGAGCTGCACCTTGTCATCAACCTCAACCGCGAAGACTTCGCCGGCAATTAGAAGTTCGATGGAAATGATTTTGTGCAGCCGGTGCCAGCTCCAGCCGGTTCCGTACATGATCGAGCGCATCCGCTTTTCAAGGACGCGCTCTTTCTCGTCGTTGAAGCCACCATCAAGGGTGACGGCGTGGACCGTGGGCGAGCCAACGGCGAGGGCGTAGCGGAAGGCCAGCGCGGCCATTACCGCGTTGTTACGCACCGAGCGCCGCAGGTATGCTATCAGCTTCAGCCGGTCGCTAAAAGGAAGCATTTCCGTCTCGGGGCGCGTGGTGTAGCCGAACATCCCGTGCAGCTTGCGCTCGCGGGTGTTCACCGTTGCTTCGTATTCGCCGACGTAATACTTAAACGGGCGTCCGTTGTGATCGAAAAGCGTTGGCTGTTTAGGCTTCATTCCTGGATATAATTGCTGAGATTGCGCCCAGGTGCGGCGGGGATTTCCTCGTCGGCGTTAATCGCCTCGTATTGCTCGCGCATGCGGCGAAGCAGGGTTAAGCGATTCCGCCAGCGTGGATTATCGTTAAAAGATGTGCTGATCCCCTGCGCGGAATGGCTGTCGCCTAGGCCATGCGAAACAGCGAGGCGGTTTTCGATTTGTCCGATCTCCTCATCAATCTCTGCCAAGCGGCGAGTCTGTTGCGCAGTTAGGGCCATTGGCGCGACTGTGGCGCGTGTATTCGCTTTGTCAATACGGCACTAGCTAACTTTCGCCCATGGGTAATAGCGGCCAACAAAGGCGGCGTCCTCGTAAAGATTTTTCTTGAGGCTGTTCACGAAAAACTTGCGGCGAATGCTGATTGACGAATCGAGCTTCGCCTTCCCGCGCGTGGCGATGGCGATGCCGGAATCGTTTTCGACGGTGAGCGTATAGCTACTTGTTCCTTGGCCGTTTTGATAAACGTCTGTAACCTCGCGTTGCTTTTGCGATGCGATGGGGCGAGCGCGGCGCACAAAGTCGGGGATGCCGCTCATGTTGTCGCCAGCGTGGAGCTTGATGATGATGTCCAGCCAGGACTTGGCGGTGAGGCCGCGCGCGCCTACGCGGTCCTTGATTCGCTTCTTGGTGTCGGCTACGTCTTGCGTCCATGCCGCCTTAAACTTGGCCCAGTCGGCATCGGGCGCGCGCCAGCCGTTAGATTTGCGGCGCTTGTAAATTGGCGACTTTGAACGCGTGAGTTTCTTCCCCTTGGTTCCGCTGGACTTCTTGCCGTCCATGAGAGGCCCGAGCTTTCCATCCCAATGACCCATTGGCATCGGTTTGCCTCCCCTGCGCCCAACCATCCATTGCCGCCCCTTTTCGCTGCTGCGCTTCCCTACGTTCGTCGTTCCGCCAAAGCCCGCGCCGATGCGAAACGACGCAACGCCTTTGCGCAATGCCCGTTCCCGCACCTCCGAAACCTTGGAGTAGGCCACCATCTGCATAGCACGGCGAACCACTGCCGCCGCCTCCATGCGGATCGTCTCAGGAAACGTCCGCTTTAGAGACGCCGCGAGGTCGTTAAAGTAGGATTTAACCGGCGCGACGTTTACCTTGGCTGTGATCCGCATGTATTCACCATGCGGATACAGCGGCGATGGTCAATGTCTTGAGTTGATAATTCTCTCTATCCTGCCTCCACCATAAAAACTGACACTAAAAAGAATCGGAAGCTCTGCGATAATCGGCATGCCATGCGAAGTCCTTAACCAATGCAGTGTCATCGACACGCCGAAGACAAGCAATGCGACTGCGATTGATTCAATTATTTTCTCGTGGATCATGGTTTTTAGTTCAACCCTCAGCCTGCGCCTTGGCCCAAAGATCGTCTTTAGCGGACTTCGTGAGCGGGCGGCTTGCAACGATTGGCGGGTGCTTGGTCTTGCTGTTCAAGTCGGCAAGCTCGTTGTGGAGCTTGGCCAGACGCTTGAGCAGGATAATTGGGAATAGAATCCAGATAATGCTGATCGCGCAGAAGAATGCTCCGGCGGCGATAATAAGTGGGGCGGTGATTAGGGTGGTCATGTTTGTTTATAGTTCGATCCTAAATTTTTGCTTCGCGCACAAGGCGCTCAAAAGCGCGCGCTTGGCTCAGTTTCGTAATGTGGCAATAAAGCCGAAAGCGTGAAGCCGTGTATGCGTCAACTTTCACCGTCACTGCCACCCGAGCAGGGCCAGCCTTGCGGCCTGCCCCTTCCCGTTTACCTCCGGCGCTCATTTCCCCGCATCCTTCAGCGTGCGGTTCATGAAGTTCATGGCCTTGCGCTCGGTATTGGTGGCAAACAGCGCGTCGCCGTGGCGGGTCTCCACGATGTAGGTGCTCTTTCCATTGAAGGTTACTTTGTAGTCGTTGGTCTTGAAGATCGTTTTCATGAGTTAGACCCTGACCGCGCTTTGATTGATTGCAAGCACTATTTCAAATTATCTTTTGAACATGGAATCGCCCGAACCGCCAGCCCTAATTCGCTGCGACATTGGGACGTAGGCGGGAAGCAGTCCAGCCGGACGTTCAATGGGTGCACGCTCAACGACGATAATGTTGCTGGCGAGTCGCTCGGGTTCAGCCGCCGGTGCTACCGATGCCACCGGCGCAACGGCCACCGGCACCGCCTTCGCCATTTCCGCCTTGAGCGCCACGCTGTCGAAGTTTACCCGCCGATGCGCGGCAAGCGCGTAAACGCGAATGTCCAACGGCTCGTTGCGCCGGTTTCCTGCCTCGTAAATGTAATACGGTCTCCCGTGGCTGTAACGCGTCATGCGCTTCTCCGATGTGAGCTGGTGAAAATAGCGCGTATCGTACCCATGCCCACGCGGGAAGTGCATCGATCCAGCGCCAGGCACCGGCAACATGATGCGCGAATAAAGCACGGTCTTGGCGGCGGTAATGCCAACCATCCACTGCTGCACCTTGCGCTTGTTGTTGATCGAGGGCTTGCGCTGCATGATAGGTGTCTGCTTGCCCACCGTGTTCACGCCCTTGCTGGCGAAGATACCACGCGACCGGCGCGGGCCGGTGAACTGCAGCACGCGGTCTTGCTTGTGGCCTGAGTCAATGAACGTCGTCGAAGCGCCTAGGGTCAGCCCGCTGGGATGCTTGAACGTCTTGGCAAGGATCAGGTCGAGTTCCTCCCACACCTTATCGCCCTGCGTGTCACCGTGGAGAACGTGGTAGCCGAGCCCCCACGTTTCCTCGCCCTCGCCGTATCCGATAAACTCGCACTCGATGCGGTCTTCTTGCACGTCGGCACCGGCGCAAATGCGCAGGACTTGCTCGGGAATTAGTGTGTCGGGGTCGTACTCCTCCGCGCGCGCCACAAGCGCCTTTTCGTCCAGTTTCTCGAACTCTTCCTCGCTTGGCTCGGCAAGGAAAGTATTCATCCAAGGCTTCATGCGCTCCGCTCCGCCCGCTTTCGACTCAAGAAAATCGACCGCGAACTCATGGAGCATCGATGTAAACTGCGGCTTGTGGCCCATCAGTCGGTAAAGACCGGACAGGTGATAACCGCGCCGCCCCTTGAACGGCTGGCGCGCTTTCCAATGGCCGCGAACGATTGCCCGCTGCCGGTCAAGGTCAGACCACCGACACCCGCACTCGCCTTGATAATAAGCCGTTTCCGGCGCGGCCTTGCCCTCGGCGTCCTTATCCCATCGCACGTTCGCCCATACCAACTCCTGCGCCACCTCGCAATGCGGGCAGACAGCGCGCCACGTCCGAAAGTCTGAATCCTCAAGTAGCTTCCAAATCTTCGACTGCCCTTTGATCGTCGGCGTGGACATCTTGACCTTCACCGCGTTGCTAAAGTTAGACGCGCGCCGGTCAGCCAGTGCGCAGGGGTCGCCCTCCTCACCGGCTGAGAGTGGATCCGAATCAATCTCATCCTGCAAAACCACACGGCACGATGCGCGCCTAAGTCCGCTCGGTGAATTGGCGCCAGCGATGCGGATAAAGCCGCCAGGGAAACTCTTTTGAAGAATGGTGTTGCCCGAGTCGCGCGCGCGGGCCTCGCGTATCAGTTCAGCCAATACCGGCGTGTCCTGAATCATTGGATCTAGCTTCTCCTTGGAATATCCCTTGGATGCGTCGAGCGTCGGATATTTAACCAAGATCGGCGACGGGTCGGCGTGGATCATGTACCCGATCAAATTATTCATCAGCTCGGTTTTCCCCACTTGCGAGGCGATGCAAAGCACGGTTTCACGCACATCAGGGGCCGTGAACGACTCCATGATCTCGCGTTGGTATGGCACGCGGTCGCAACGGTAGCGCCCAGGCTCAGAGCTGGCACCACGCGACAAGATGCGGTAACGCTCTGCCCATTCCGCCACCGTCATCTTGATCGGCCACCGCAAAAACTTCCACGCCCGCGCCATTGCCGCGCCGTCGTTGGCCCTGCAATACTTGGCGATGGCTCGGCTCATTCGGCGGAAGGTTCCTGCTTATCGTCATCGGGTGGGCCTGCGTCCGCAATCGCGTCAAAGGCGTTGCGCAACTCATCATCTAACATCTTCGAAGCAGCCCCCGCACTCTTCGCAATGACCACCATCGGCCCGAGGCGCGGGGGGATTGCCATGCACTTACCCCGCAGCGAGCTGAACGCATTGGCCCATCGGCGCTCGATCTTTGCCAGCTCAACGAGCTTCTTGCCCTCCTTGGCTGTGAGTAGTTCGGCCAAGTCCGCGTCGGCTTTCATCTTGCGGGCCTTGTCGGCTTCGTAGTCGCCGGGTTCATCTTGAACCGCGATGGCGTCAGCTCGCTGTTTGGCTAGGTAAGCGGCCATGCTTTCAACCGTGACTGATCCCGGCGCTGATCGAATCAGCATCCCCTCTTTTACGATGTTGTGAAGGCGACGTAGGCTAACGCCTAAAAGTTGAGCGGCATCATCGTTCGGGATTGTGTGTTTTTCGTGATGTGAAGCCATGTTGTAAAAAATCTATGCCTAAAAAAACCTCGGGGCTAGGTAAACTCCC